CTAGTATTGTGCTTGCACAGTTTACATCACTGTGCGGATGCCGATGCTATTATTGTATCCCTGCATCAGGGTAGTTTAACGACGTTTCGGTCATTGGGCCCTCGTTATAGGGCCGGTTGAGCTACATCATAGTACATGATTGGAGCTCCAGTGAAGAAAAACAATGAGAAATCTTCACCAGTCGAGCACAAGTGCTCTTGTGCCATGCGAGAAGTTGTAAACTTACTTAACAACTTTGTAACTGTGTAGGCGTTACCCAAAGTGGACACAGTGGTCCAATTGGCGCGCTTGGCAAATGCAAACCTTCGTGTTTGCTGAAACGGAACTTCGAATTCTAGAGTAGGACACACATTATCGTGTGTGTACGACGCTCCAGTCAACGTGGGTTTCGTTCCTTGTAGCAGAGTCAACGCAAACGCTTGATCTATCCCGTGAAGGACAGAAGTGTTTGAGTATGTCTGACTAGCTACATCTCTCGTCACTCTCATTGGAGTTTCCGCGATACCGTTGCTACCTGATATGATAGCGTTGATACTAGCGATTTTCCATCGCAACGAGCCTCTCCAAGCAGTATATGCTGGAGTGAGATAGTTCAACATCGTCATTCGAGCATAGTTGTATTGCTTCGCAGTACCTGTCGTGGTGATCGCACCAGGTGCGTAACCACGATAGTATGGAAAAGCCAACTTTCTGAGGTTCCATTCGACAACTCCGTCCAATTCGGGAGGAATTTCGAATGCGTGCTGTGAATATCGCTTCAACAAACTACGAAAAGACACGATGGATTCACCATAGAACACATGATCATATGCATCTGTGTTAGACACAGGCGATAGAATCGTATGCTCTACGGTTTGTTCCATTGGCTTACTAGGTTCAGATGTTTCATCTACATCTCCCTCTATACCAGCTTGCGGTTCAAAACCCATCTGTGGTGTAGAGAAATACGAGTAAGCCTCTAGTACATCACTAGGATTTCTGAACTGAATGTCATCACCCGCTGATACGAACACATTCATACTAACATCATTATTAATGGTGGAATTAGGAACGGTAAGTTCGTTAACAACGTAAACTCGCAACATGCCATTGGCACGATTAAGAGGTGTAATTGGAACATCAATTGTACCGTAAGGTACAGTTGAAGCATCAACGAAGGAGGCAGCGCCTGGTGCACCAGAAGTGCAGTAAGGCTTATCTGATCCCCAGCCGATTTGAACCGTGAAATCTTTCTCTTCAGCGATATCAATAATATAAGTATAGTTTGTGTTATACTCATTCGATTGAAAACCGTAAGGGTCGTACACAATCTTGATACGTCCTTTGTGATAGTTAGATGAAACAACTTGAAATCTGTATTTCATCGAACCATACCAGTTCTGAAAAGGCAAGCCTGCGAACATGCAGGCAGGAATATGCATTTCAGGTTCTGCTGAAAGCAAGTTAACGGCCCAGGTGTATGGTGTAACTTGCGTTTGCCATAACATCTGCTCCGTAGTAGCGGACACTGTCCAAGGGAACTGTGTCAAATACGATTCCCTACATGCTACAGAATTGATAGTCATCTCATCCACTGGGCCTAAGCCAAGTGTGGTGGGATCGATAGTCAATTCCTGTTTTGCATCTAGTGTCAAACGCTGACAACTATCTGGTACATTCACATTAGCCAAATTACCCATCACTGTTGGGCGATAGTAGCTGATATGATCCAGATTAGTCGGTCGCGAATAACCGAAAGTGGTTGCAATAGAATCCACAGCGTTTGCTGCAATTTCTGTTGCTCGTGCGTAATTACCAATGTATGGTGCAGTACGCAATCCACCGGCAACTCGTGCCACTATGGATGCTGGACGTGAGATGATTCCTTTTCCGTACTCATCTTCCTTACCCATTTGTGGTGTTAAACCACCAGGTTCGGTAGATGTAGGTACTGATAAGGCAACATCTTCAGCCCAAGCGAACACCGAAATGGTAACGGAATCCGTTGCACCATTGGCGTGCTTCAAGCCTTGTAAGGTGTGTATGATCATATCACCCATTTGTCTCCACTCCGCTTGCGGAATGGAAAGGTAATTGTCATACCAAAAATATGGTAGAACCATATCACCACCTTGTGATGTTGTAGGATCGAGATACAAGTGAGGTCGTTGCGATGCTTGAACAATGTCTTGTTGAAAGAACGCACGATCTACTGTAAAATCGTCTTCATCAGGTAAAGGAATATAGGAAGAAATCAATCTACCATAATGAAATCCATTACCATTGATCACAAATTTGACATGCAACTTTGCGCGCATAAGCGCGAAATTTGAAAGTCTGTTTATGACGCGTGGATTCTCGAAGTAATCCTGCCAAGGATTGAATTTCTCAAACAAGGTAGTGGAAGTAGCCCAATTGAAGGACTTTATTTTCACTGGCCTCGAAAAGAAATTTC